GTTGACCCAACTAAGAGATTAGAAGTTGCCAAGCAAAAAGCGGAAGAATATAATACGAGTATTGAGTTGTGTCGAATGTTGTTGAAAAAGGATTGGAAAAAGGTTTCCGAAATTCTAAAAGGACTAAAAGACCAAGACCCTGAAGCTATTCGTAGAGTTGTTTTAGGATATTGTCAAAGCATTTTATTGAATGGTACTGTTAATGATGATTGTGGTTTAATATTGGAATCATTTATGGAACCTTTTTTCAACTCCGGTTTTCCTCAATTAACATTGGCTTGTTATATCGTTTGTCAAAATAAATAATATATGTCAAAACCTATTATTGAAACAAATCTCCACAAGGCATTAATGAAGTGTAATGAGTGGTCTTTGGAAGAAGCTGAAACAGAAATACAATGTATGAAAAACAGAGTAGCTGAGGGTGAAAATCCTGAGGATTTATTGTACGAGCAGGGACTTGAACCTGATTACTTTTTTGACTTGATACCATAAACAAAAAAATAATATGAAAGAAAATAATTACCGGCAAGATGTAAGTATTGATGAGTCTGCTCTTGATGTTGAGTGGTTGAAACAATCATCACTCGTGTTCAAGTATAGTGAAGCCTCTGCTCATTACAAAAAATTAGTCAGTCAGGCAAAAGAGCAAGTTGATATGGTCAAAGCAGGATTGGACAAGGCAATACGAATAAATCCCAAAGCATACAACCTTGAAAAAGTGACCGAAGCCTCTATTGCTGCAGAAATATTAATGGACGCCGAGTACAAAGAGGCAATGAATGATTTAATTGAGGCACAGTACGAATTCAATATGTGTAATGGAGCAATAGCAGCCTTGCAGGACAAACGGTCCGCTCTTGAAAATCTTGTCAAATTATACGGTCAAAATTATTTCAGTGGACCCAAAGCTCCTCGGGATATTAGTAAGGAGTGGGAAGAAAGTCAGGTACAAAAATCAAACAATAAAAAAATTGGTGAATCAATGCAAAGGAGGAGGTTTGACAATGAATAACTTATTAATTGGAATTGTTTGTATATTATCATTTCTTGTATTATCTTATTGTTTTGGTCGAGCAATTACTCGTGGAGTTATGGATGAATTTAATCGTAGTTTAAAAAATAGTATAACTAAATTTAAAAAGCAGAAAAATGAAAAAAACGAACTTTAGAAACTCTATCAAAAAAAATGTTGATAGACAGCAACAACAAGAATCCAATTTTGGGTATCTAAATATTCCAAAGGGTGTTTCTTTGTTTCAACCAAAAGAAGGTACAATGTACCTTGATTTTATACCGTATGAAGTAACCATTGATAATCACCCGGACAGGGATGATGATACTGCAGCAAAAGGGACTTTGTGGTACAGATTTCCTTTTAAAGTACACAGAAACATTGGTTCTGATAACGACGTGGTGGTTTGTCCGAGCACTTTTGGAAAGAAGTGTCCAATTTGTGAGCACCGGAAAAAAAGAGCGTCTGAAGATGCCGACAAAGATGAATTGAAAAGCTTAAATGTAAGTAAAAGAAATTTGTATGTTTTGATTCCGGTTGGTGATAAAAAGATGGAAGAAATCCCTCATATTTGGGATGTAAGTCATTACTTGTTTCAAAAATTGTTGAATGAAGAGTTACAGGAAAATGAAGACAATGCAATCTTTCCGGACATTCAAGATGGATTAACATTGAAAGTCAGGTTTGAAGAAACAGCACTTGGAACTAATAAATTTATGGAAGCAAATCGTATTGACTTTCAAAAAAGGAAAATCAAATACGACGATACTATTTTGGATGAAGTTCCAAATCTTGATAAATTGTTAACTGTTTTGTCATACGCAGAATTGAAAGCAAAGTTTCTTGAAATTGACCCCGAAGACGTATCCAATGATGATGTGGTTGAAGAGCAAGATGAAAAACCAACACGACGTATTCGTTCCACTGAAAAAGAAGAACCACAAACTCGTTCAAGAAAAACAAACAAACCACCGGTGGAAGAGGAGGATGAGAATGACATCCCGTTTTATGATGACGAGGCTGATGATGGCATAAGTATTCCAATTAAAGAACGCTGTGTGGCTTGTGGCGGAACAGGTACCAATAGCAAAGGTAGACGGTGTCCAATTTGCAATGGAACAGGAAGAAAACCTATTGAAGATGTTGATACTGAAGAGGAACAAGAAGAAATAAAACCAAAAAGAGAAACCCCACAAAGAACTCCTCAAAGGGAATCACAAAAAGAAAAGGCAAATAAATGCCCGTTTGGATTTAAGTTTGGTACAGATGTGAATGAGCATGATGAATGTTCTGATTGTGATAAATGGGATGCTTGCATGGACGCGTCTGAATAAGTTGTACTAATGATTACATGGCGTTTTTGGCAGGATAATTACAAATGAATACTTTTACTCACTTGATAATTAGAATGCCAAAAAACGCCATTACATTTATTTAAAAATTACTGTTATGATTTTCAAAACAAGGTGGGCAAAAAACAGAAAAAATATTAAATCCAAATTGGTTGGATTTTATTTATCAGAGGAACTTGGGACAATCATTCATTTGTATTCCTTATCTGAAGAACAAAGTACTTCAACCACATTCAGAAATATTGTGCTACAATGGTTACAAGATGATACTACAGACTGTATTCAAATTTGCATAACCAAGTTAACAGAAATTGCCCAAAAGAATTGGAATGAAAGAAAATTGAACATAAAGCAGTCTAAAATAAAAGTTGATTTTTGTGAGTTTAAAGAACAAATTAAAATTGAATTGGCTCCTAAAATTTCAATAAGTATTATTAACAAGATTATCAATAATATAACGCTATAATAATGGAAAGAAGACCACTACGAATAAGTTCAGAAATGACTCGGGAAGTCCCGGTTGTCAGAACAAAAAAAGAATTTGATGGCAATATTGACATGATGATTTCTACAGGGTCCACCTTACTTGACCTTGCTATTTCAGGCGGGAGGAAACGAGGCGGAGGACTTCCGGCAGGAATATTTGTGGAGATATTTGGACCAAGTAGTTCCGGAAAAACTGTTTTGCTCTGTGAAATAGCAGGAGCTGTTCAGAGGCAGGGCGGGGATGTTCGTTTTGATGACCCTGAGGCCCGGCTCAACAAAACCTTTGCTAAATTGTTTGATTTGGATACTGATGAGATTGATTACGATAAACCAAATACTGTGACTGAAATATTTGAAAATATCCGGGAATGGAATCCTAAAAACAAAAAAATAGTCAATGGAACTTTCACGGATTCTTTAGCTGCCTTGTCCACTGATTTAGAAATGGAGAACAAAGAAGGGGACAAGATGGGTCAAAGGAGAGCGAAAGAATTCAGTGAGGGCTTGCGAAAGAATGCAAGGTTGATTGCTGAAAATAATTACTTAATGGTTTGTTCCAATCAAATAAGAGAAAACCAAGACGCAGGCAAATGGGCAAGTAAAGTGAAATCAACCGGAGGGTATGCAATTGGATTTTATGCTTCTTTGCGGTTGCGGTTCAATAATCCGAAAAAGATACCAAAGACTGTTAAAATTGCCGGCAAAGAAGTTGAGCAAATTATAGGAGTAACCACAATTGTAGAGGTGTTTAAGTCATCTGTTTGGAAGCCATATTTGACAGCACCACTCACTATTCTTTTTGATTACGGGATTGATGATATTAGAGCTAATCTTCAGTACATAAAAGATTTCACAAGAAATACGACATTCACGGTAGGTGGAAATAGTGTAGGTGTAAGCCTTGAGGAAGCAATTCACAGGGTGGAGGAGGATGATTTAGTGGAAGAGTTGAAAAATGAAGTGATTGATTTGTGGGAAGAAATTGACAGTAAATTCAGTTCAAACAGACTTAAAAAACAAAGATAATCATGGAAAAGAAAACCCCAAGTTGTCACGGCAAATATGATTCTATCAATAATATTAATTGTAGGGGGTGTGATTATTGGGAAGATTGTGAAGATATTTCCACCCCACCTGAACCGAAAATAAAAATAAATGAAGATGATGTTAAAAACAGATTAATAATGGTACAAGATAAAATCAATAATATGAACACAAAAACAGTGGATACATGTTTAACAAATAAATCAAATCAAATGAAAAAAGTTCAACAAAAACAACAACAAATTGAGGACACAATCCTTATGCTGACCAATATGCTCCCAGCTGAAAAATTAATTGTCACAGGTTCTTTTGCTTTATCAGAACTTGGTTTATATGACAGGCAAGTGAAAGACCTTGACATCATTCTTATAAAACCAACAGACCACTCTATGGAAGTATTGAAACAAATGAATAAAATGCCTGCAAATACTGACTATCCTGAAAGTTCAAACCATTTCAGATTGGAATTGCCTGATAAATTGAAAGTGGATGTGTGGACTTATGGTGTATTTCATGAAGATACTATTGAATTAAAAAATTTTATTGTAGCAAGTCCGAAATGGATTGTAAAAGCAAAAAAAATATATTCATACACAAATGCAAAACACATTGCTCAGTTGAAAATAATTGCGGAGATATTCTACAAACCTGCTGACCTATTGGAATACATTGAAAAGGAACAGAGCAAACTTCTGAAATAATGAGAGCAAAAAGATTTTGGTTGGATATATTTAAAGAAGACTGTTTTCAAATTGGAATCGCTTTATGTGTCAGGGATTTTATTATGCTGATTATTAAACTTCCATTTTGTGAAATCAGAATGGGTTTCAGTTTCAAAAAATAAAAGTAATGGAAAGAACAAAAAGTAATAAGGTGATGGATGAGGAAAAGTTTTCCGAATACCTCAAAAATCCAATTATGTCACGTAATGTAGATTTCAAAACACATCACAATTCTGAACCGGCAAAACTATATATGTTGGGTGATAATATTGACATTCATCCACCTACAATCATGACTCACGACCCCTCCATATGTGCATGGGGGGTTGTGATAATTGATTATTCCGGAAATATAATTTACGCAGAGTGCATAAAAACAGAAGGGACCCCGGCAAAAAAAAGACGCATCCGTAAAGGAGATGACGATGTACGACGGATGACTGAAATTATTGACTTCTTACTATCTTTAATTGAAAAGTATAATGTACAATTTATGTTCACAGAATTACCTCACGGAAGCCAAAACGCTGCAGCTGCCAAGATGATAGGAGCTGTGTCAGGGATTGTTCAAACTATAAGCCAATGCATGAAAATCGGTGTAGAGTGGTATAGTGAAGGTGATTCCAAACATCATTTGCTTGGAAAAAGGTCTGCTGTTAAAAAGGAAACAATAAATGCCATTAAAAAGTTGTATAATGTGCCATGGACGAATATTGGATTCCGGGATGAGGCAATAGCAGACGCAATATCAATTTATCACTTAGCACTAATGGAATCCCCTGTTTTGAAAATGTTAAAAATGAAATAATATGTCACAGATTATTACAGACAATCTACAAATGATTTTGAAAAGAACAGCTCCTTTGCTCATGCCACATTTAAAAGGTCAAGACTTGACGGAAAACAATGTGAAACAAGCCTATATAAAAGCCCGAATCAAAGCAAGTAATAATGGAATCAAGCAAATGCTCAAATATTTAAAAAGTACTAAAGCATAAGTATTATTTGTTTTGAATTGTATAATAGATTTGAAAACCAAATAAAAATATTATGAACATTTTTCAAAGAATTTTTAAACCAATAAAAAAGGTAAACTCAATAGAGGAATTAAATAAAGTTCCTATTGGTAAAGTTGTTAAATTTCAAGGTGTTAAATTAGAAGTTAGAAGAAGTTATGGAATGCATAACAATTGTTATTTCAGAGATAAGAATTGTGCGGGGATAATATGTAATTCCGCCTCAAGATATGACAAGACGGATGTGATTTTTAAACAGGTATGAAAAAGCTGCTCACACTCTTCATTTTCCTCCTATTCAATCAGTTTGACATCCCCGTTAAACCTGATAAAAATGCAAAATATTGTCCGTTCATAGGAGAATGGGAAACAAAAGTGAAAATCAGAAACAGAAACAATGGGGAACTCAAGACTGTCACAAGTGAATATGATTTTTATGAGGGAGGTGTTTGTTATTTTTTTTACGATGGTGACAGGATTCCAATACGACTGTGGTGGGAAATGCCAAGTTACCAAAAAGTGAGAATCTATTATTCCAACTCAACCACTCGATATACGGAGTATATTATTGCTGGTATGGGTAGAGATAAGATGATTTTGAAACATCAGTATAAGACAGTCAAAGGAGATTCTAAAACTGAAACAAAAGTATTTACAAGAATAAAGTATTAATGATTACAAGTCTAAAAATAAAAAACTTTCAGAGCCATAAGAACTCAGAACTCCAATTCCATAAAGGAGTGAATGTAATTGTGGGTACTTCAGATTCCGGAAAATCTGCAATAATTAGAAGTTTGCGGTGGTTGGCGTATGGCAAACCCCGGGGAGATTCATTTCGTAGTTATTGGGGAGGAAATACATCAGTTGAAGTTGAAATGAAAGAGGGTATTGTCAAAAGAATCCGAACAAATTCTGAAGCATCCTTTCTAACTGAAAAAGATGAGGTCATACTTGAATTCAAAGCAGCCGGTGTTGACATTCCGGAAGAAGTCATTCAGTTACTTAATTTAGATGACATTAATCTTCAACAGCAATCAGACAAACCCTTTCTTATTTCTGAAACCTCAGGAGAAGTTGCTCTGCATTTCAATCGTATGGCCAACCTTGAAAAAATTGACTCATCCACCCGAAATGTTAATTCGTTGATTCGTGGAATTGAGGCAGACTTGAAGTACAAAGAAAAAGAATTGGACAAGGTCAAAATTGATTTAAAAGCATACACATATATAAATCAAGCACAGACTGATGTTGAAAGTCTTGAAAGCCTGCACAATCAATTAGAATCCACCAAGACATCCAAAATACACTTAGATAAAGTTTTGACAGTAATAGATTCCATACAAGACCAAATCACAGTGAAAACTACCACGATTAATGGAGAGGGTCTTGTTTTATCAACACTGAATTTATATTCTGATTTAAAAAAGAAAAGTGACTCATTAAGTACATTGGATAACCTCACTTACAAAATTGAGGGAATTGAAAAAAGGATTATATATTGTAATGAAATTATCAAGGCGGACACCTCAGTTACTTCATTAATTTATATGGAGGACAAATTGAAGATTCAGGACAATGAATTATTAGCACTCACAACATTGATTAACAAAATCAAAGAGATAAACCGCAAAACTATTGAGATTGAAAGTGTTGAATCTGCGGGTGGAGATTTGGATAAATTACTAACTAAAGTCAATGAGTTGAAAGTATTGAAAAGTTCATTAAACTCATTATCAGTGGTAATAGCAAAATTGATTGATGTTCACAACCGATTGTACCAAGGCCAAATATATCTAACAGAGCACGAACAGAAATGGCATGATAATTGTCCGGATAATTGTCCGCTATGTGATGCAAAAATAAAACATTAATAGAATGATACGAATAAATAAAATACCTGTTCCTGATGCTATTTTTACTTCTGATTGGCATTTGCGTGATTCAATTCCGCCTTGTCGTACAGATGATTTTGAAGTCGTTCAATGGAGTAAAGTCAGATTCGTTACAGAATTACAAAGACATTATAATTGCCCGGTGTATCATGTTGGTGATTTGTTTGACAATTGGAAACCAAGTCCTTACTTATTGACTCAGACTTTTAGATATTTACCGGACCAATTTTTCACTATTTATGGAAATCATGATTTACCACAACACAACCTTGACCTAACGGATAAATGTGGAATTAATACACTTGCAGCCGGTGGTGCTCTGAAAGTTTTACCCGGCTGTCATTGGGGACAAAATCCTGAAAATAAACACCTGATAACTATTCAGGGAAGAAATGTTTTACTTTGGCATACGGGAGTGTATCAGGGAACACTTCCCTATATTGGATGCAGTGATTCCTCAACAATGGGATTGATGAGAAAATACAAAGGGTATGATTTAATTGTCACCGGCCATAATCATAAATCATTTGTAGAAGAATATCACGGTCGGCTTCTTGTGAATCCCGGAGGAATCACTCGGCAAGAATCAGACGAGGCTGAAGTGGAACCAAAAGTATGGCTGTATTATGCAGTTAGTAATACGGTCATTCCAATTACAATACCTCACGAAAAAGGAGTGATTGTAAGAGCTGCAGATACCATTAAAACAGAAGAGCGGAATGAAAGAATTGATGCCTTCATTTCTAAACTAAACTCCGATTACACCACTGACATTGATTTTGAAAAGAATTTACTACATACTTTGGAGCATAATAAAATTGAATTTCCTGTAAAACAAATAATACTTAAAGTAATAGAATAATGAAAACAATTGAATGCCCTTTATTTTCAACCCCTCCTATTGAGATACAAGAAGGGGATATTGTAAAAGATATTTTCACAGGAACATATTTTAATATTGAAAATTGTTCAAAAGATAGTTGCAGCAATGAGAGGAACCGCTGTTATTTTTTATTTTCAGAAGAAAAATGCCCCACCAACCCCTGCTGTAAACAAAAAAATACTGATATATTATTTATAAAAATGACATAAAATGACAACACAAATCACTCCCGAGGAATTGCTTGAAATAAAAAGCAAAATTGACAAAACAAAAAACAGACTTGCTGAATTGAAAGGGCAAAAGGAAAGTCAAATGGAAATCCTGAAAACTGAATTCAATTGTTCAACTCTGAAACAGGCGGAGGTAAAAAAATCAGAAATGGAATCAGCCATTACAGATTTAAAAATAAAGATTGAAGATGCTTCCGAAAAATTACAAAATGATTATCCATTACTATTTAATGATTAACAAAATGATTACAAAATTATTTTTATTTTTTGCCTCAATTTGCTGTTTTTGCATCACTATTATTTTAATAATTGAAACAGGGATTCCCGGGATAACCTTGGGAATTATTTCCTTTATTGTATCCTTTTGGTGTGGACTTATGGTATTTGATAGGCAAATTATTAGAGCGTATTCTACCAAATTACGACCTAAATGGTTATGGAAATGTTTATATAGTATCGTTAAAAAATAATTGCTATGAAAAAAGTATTTGTTGCTTTTTGTATACTTTCTTTATTTATGTTTGGAGTGCTCTATATTTTAACAGGAGTTTTATTTATGATGGAAAAAACTATTCCATATTATATAATTGGATTCTGTTGCGTGATTATAGGCCTATGGATTATTGTTATGTCATTTATAAATCAGATTGAAAAACACCAAGACAAAAACCCCCGGTGGTTTTTTAAATTTCTATTTTATTTGATTTCGTGATGAAAAAACAGACCATAATAAAACAAAAATTTTCAAATTCCGAAATTATTTGGAACAGAAATCCTGATGTGATTTTTATTAAATCATCAAATGATTCCACCAAGTTTTGGCACATTGAGTCTCCGGGAAGACTCAAAAAAACTGTAAATGTAACCATGGCCACCCAATATTCTGATGTCACAAAATCACTACAAAAACTAATAGAATTACGCAATTTATACCCGGATTTTCAATTTTTTCTACAGCCATTTGACCCCTCTCTACAACCGTTGGTATCAGAGGAATTTCCACGAACTATTTTCAGACGTACTAACTATCCACCAAAAATTTGAGTGGCAAAAAACAGCCTTAAAATGCGTTATACGAGGTGTCATGTTTTTAGTATCAAAAAAATAACAGCCAAAAAATCAATCAAAAAACAACAAAATTTATGCCATTAATTATTGAAAATGAACCGGTAAAATTGACCCAATTTAAGAATGGAACAGTCGTAAAATTGACAAATAGAAGTATTTCCGTACTTCAATGTCAATATAGTAAAAATGTCAAAAATCCAAATCCAACAAGATTCAAAGTACAGTTTAAAAGTGTTGACAAAGGAGACAAAAATCCAAGAGCGTACTCTTATTTGTTCCATAATAAACTCCACCTAACTGAAATTTTTTTGTCTGAAAATGGAGCGAAGGCATTAATCTTGGCATTGACTAACGAACTCGGATTTGAAGCAATTTTTATAAAAAAGAAGTAAATTGATTTAGAGGCTGTTTTTGCCCTCCAAATTTTTGGTGGATGCTTACTATTAATTTATCTTTTTATCGCCTACAATCGCTTCTAATTAAGCCTGTTTTATCTGCTAATTTTAGAAAACGTAGTCGGAGGAGTGATTAAAGTTGTTTTTGCATCAGGCTCCAAATAATCAAAGTGTATACTTTTGTAATGACGACAAATTGCATCCGGTAAAATATATAAAGTTTTACCAAGTGCTTTTATATCCATTCCAAACCGCCAATCATGAGCATTAATATTATTGATTTGTGGAAAAAATCTTGGAGGACAAAGGTCTTTCCAAAACAAAAGACAACCGGTTCCTGTATAATCAACTTGCACCGGTTTTAGTGTAGTAATTTCAGATTCTTTGAAATCTTGAGTTTGTTGAGGATTAGTTGTGTTATAAATTCCTCCTACTATCCTATTCCAATGTCGGTTTAAATATAATGCTCCCACCCCTGCTCGTTTCTTATCAACAGTAATGTCAGTTATAAAATTAAATAGCTTTTCAAATGCTCCTTTGTTTGTTATCATATCATCCTCCCGGAAGTGAATCAACTCCCCGGTTGCTCTTTTCATAATCATGTTACTACAATCTGCCATTAATTGGGATACTTTGATTCTCCGTTCCTTTTCTTCTTTGAATTGAATCTGTGGAACACCTTTCAAGACAATGACTTCACTGAAAAACTGTTTATGATATGATGTAATCCAATTCAATGGTCTTTGACTGTTGTTTACAATTATTAATTGAGGCTTGTTTTTTAATATGGAAATGTCATTCAATAATGCATCCAACCAATATGGCATTAGTGTTTCCAATCTGCCTGAATAGATTAATCCGATTGACATTGTCACTAAGCATCTTCTAATATTTATATTGATTTTAACAATTCCATCAGTCTGTGCTCTTTCGTGGGATTCAGAATAACTTTCAGGATGTTGTCTATATAATAGAACAGCAGGAGATTTTGCCGGAGTTCCTAATCTGCTCAACCTGATTGCTAAACTCCAATCCCACATTGTGTTTTCACAAGTTTCCAACCACATTCCTGCTTCAATAAATTTATCTTTCCATACCATGCATGAAGTATTCACAAAATTTTGATGCCATAAAAACAATTTACCCCATTCATGAACATTCCACAATGTATTATGAGTACCAAAAGCTTGAGCAGCACAATATACAAAGGGGGTTTCATCAGTTAAAGTAGTTAAGTGTTTTTCTAAAAAATCAGTTGGTAAAATATCATCTCCGTCAACATGAACTAAAATCGTTCCTTTAGTTGCTAAGACCCCGGCATTCCGGGCTATCACAACCCCCACATGCTTTATATGTGGGACTATTGTAATACCTTTCAATTTTGAAGCTATTTTTATAGAATTGTCTGTACTACAATCATCGGAATAAATTATGTCTATTGGTTTAACTGTTTGATTTAAACAGGATTCCAAACACTCTTTTAAATATTTACCATTGTTTCGGGCTGTTACCACTATTGAAACTGTTCTCTTTTTCATTTTGATTGTAATTTTTGCATAAATATTTCTACAGACTTTTCACAGGTATACTTTTCCAAATACAATTGATAGGCATTGTCTGTGATACGTTTCATCTCCACGGGATGAGCTAAGTAATAGTTCAACAAATCCATATAATTGGTATCATTTATAATTATCATGTTCTCACCATCCACATACCCCAATACTTCTGAATCAATAGGCAAAGGAGCAAATACCAAACAACCACAGGCCATTGATTCAATGTACTTTTTAACCGGAATGTTAAAAATTGTTCCGTCAAATAGAGTACACTTAGCATTTCTCAACTTATTAGCAAATTCAAACAACTGTTTCTCAAACTGAACAATCATTTCCTCTTTTGATACTTCATGTGTTTGAATAATCTCCTTTGCTTTGTTTCCACATATAGGAGAGTATTGTTGTTTAATTTGAGGAGCATTTTGTAAAGCTCTTTGAATTTTGTTCCGGAGTGGATACCATTTCGGGTCCATGGCTCCACTGAAAAACACATCATACTCTCTTTCCTTACCCGAATTAAAAAATGTATCGAAAGGTAATGAATGAGGAGTGTATATGTATTTAGCATGCTTCAAATGAGGAACAATGTACTCTTGAACGGGCTTGTTTGCTATAAACGAGGTGTAAACATCAAATGAATCAATCCAAGCCAATCCTTTATCTGAACTATTTTTGAAAGCTACAGAAGGGGCTACAAATGGTACTTCAAGCATATTTTTTAAACTCTCATCCACCAATAAATCTACATTCAAAGTATTGACCAAGGACCAAGGGTCACTCAAATCTACAAATACTGATATTCCAACATTCTCTTTTACATTGATACCAATGTCCGCATATACATTAGAGGATTCCGGGATATATTCAGCCCCGGTGAATTTTAATAACTCCATACACCATTGTTGAATATGGCATGGACATATTGCATACCTATATGAATCACTAATTTTTATTTTCATGTCTTTGTTTTCTTAAATTCCAATACATCCCTACTCTGAATGATTTATCAAAAAAGCAGTACTCAACCTGATATAATCCGTGGTTTTTTGTAGATAATACAAGACCAACCCCGGCATCAAATCGGTTTAAATTGCCTCCAACAAATCCTCCTATCCCCATATTCCATTTTAACCCGGCATCTATCATTGTTGTATTTGTGATAATCTGAGTGGGGGTTCTATCTTTGTACTCCCAACTCCTTGACACCATTTGGTTTCGTGTAATTGAATCCCGGATATAAATAAAAGCAGTTGAATCATTTAGTAAAGTGTCTTGGTAAATATAACTTGCTAAAAACTCTTTCAATATTGCTGCAGAATCAACCGGAGTGAAAAAGAATTCTGGTTCAAATATGTATTCGTATCTTGTAATCCATTTAGGAGTGTATTCTGTTCTTATTATTAAAGTCGTGTCATATTTAGTAATAGTATCCGTTTTATAAAGTACCTTTTGTTCCGGGCATTTGTGACCACATGACTTTTGTAAAAAAATGATAAGTATAAGAATTGCAATTACAATCACATAGGGACTTCTGCTTTTTAAGAAGTCCCATATTTTTTTGATTAAATTTTCCATGGGTTCTGAATTTAATTAATAAATGAATAACTTACTAAAAGTATATGCTCTTTCCAATCCCTCTTTTGTAGGTGTATTTAACCACCCTGCATTGGCTCGGAATATAGTATACACAGCAGAATCAAGGTCTGTGAAACCATTGATATTTCTTACGGACATATCTTTTGGAATAGTTTTGAATCTATTGCTAATGAAGTACATATATGCCATGGCTGCAACTTCCGGGGTATTCATTAAATCAGGACTACTTACCAAATCAAGATTGAGTGCCTGTGATAATTTTTCGTACAGACTTTTAAAAGTGTTTTGATTGAACCCCCTGCCTCTGTACTTGTATCCATCTCCATACTCTTTGTTCCCATATCTACCTCCATATATAGCTTCATAAAAAGCAACATCATTTCTTTTTAATTCAGTCAATGCTTCTTCAGAATATTTGGATAATTTACTTCCAAACAATGAACGTAGTCTATTATTAGGAGTTCCTTTGTAGCTATATTCTGATTTCGGAATGAATCCTGATTCTTTACCTACAATAGTAAGTAAACCCCTTCGGGCATATATGTTGAAAATACCCCACGCATCCATCTGCTCCTCTATCAAAACTATGTTTCTGAGTTGGTCAGGACTTGTAAATCTTGTTAATACTTTACATCGCAACATCTTCCCCTCCTCTCTTTTCTTTTTCACTAAACATATTGGTCAATAATTTTCCCACTATACTGAAAATCAACACTACAATAGGTAACCAAGTTAATCCTGATATAAACCCAATTGAAGGGAGAAACAGAGCAACTGTAAGATCGGA